TACACGTAAGGAGTCGTCGGCAGCGTCAGATGTGTATAAGAGACAGGTAATGTCCCGTCGCTGCAGCGGTGTGCCGCGTTCGATGTAGTCATACTTGCTGGAGTTGTACGCAATCGCGCTGATTGCATAATTAACGCCATCCTGCTCCTGAACAGACAACACGCGCCAAGTGCTTGTTTGAACGTCGGTTGTGCCGTATAGCCAAATGGCATTGTTGGCTGGTGCAACACTGAAAGCCGTTGGGACCGTAATTACATTGCCCGCGACTGTGGCGCCACCACGCTGTTCAACCGTGCCATCGGGCAGAATCACATTTAATACGCCACCACTGCTCAAACCTGTTGCGTCATCAACAGTGACGGCGGTTGTAGTTGCAGAAACGACGCGGCCACCACGACGTTCACCAGAACGCACCGAATCCGCAATCTTGATCAGACTGCCCGGACGCACCATCACGCCAGCATCGACAGATGTGGTGAAACTGACAATTTCGCCCTCGTACCGTTCCGAGTACAACAACCATTCGCCTACGCGGTAAGCCTGCCCGCGACTGGTGCAGGCAAAAGCACTAACTTCAGTTTTCACCACGCCATACTTGGCGATCATTTCTGCGTCTTCAACAACCTCATAGGCAATGTCCCTTGCGTTGAGATCTAGGTAGCTAACAACGCAAACATTGGGGCGCGTTTTGAGGCTGCTGCCTTGGTAGCTGAAGCCCTCTTCTGTGACGTTTGCTTGCGTGAAATAGTACGCATAATCAGCAGGCGCGTCCTGAGTAATCGTCAACGCTCCAGTGCTCCAGTAAGGCATGGTGCGCATGACGGAGCACAAGTCATTAATCAACTTGTACGCTTCTTCTGCGGTCTGGATGTTGACGTTGCAGGAGAAACGTGGTTCCTGTCCGCCAAAACCATCGGGCACCAAGGCGGAACAGTATTGACTGGCGGCGTAAAAGGCAAACTTGTCAAGCTGGGATGCACTGACGTGATTGCCGAATCCGTAGCGTGTCGATGTCAGCAGATCCCACAAGATCCAAGCAGGATCCGAACACCATTGCGCTGCACCGAATGTGCCGTCCCAGATGCCGCTATAGATCAGCCTTCCATTGGTACTGTCAACTGTGGCATTACTTGGGATGACAACCTTAATACCGCGAATCCGGTAAGCGCGTGAAGGGATTGAATTGAACTGCTCAGCATCCAAACGCAAGGCAATTAGCGCACTGTTTGGATAGCGCAGCTTTTGGCGGATAATTTCTGTATATGTTGTCCAGTTGAAAGCGTTAATAAGATTAGGACTAACATCTTCCGCATCATCATTTAGTCGCGTGACTCTAATGTTAGCGGGGAACTGGCCATTAAGATTGATTAAATAATCGCGCTGATAAGGGTTTGCAGTTCTACCCCTAATCTCGTCGTAAATAACTTCGGTGAATCCTGCGCCGTCATAGTTAACTTCAATTTTTAAGATCACCTCACTGCCAACTACGTCTCCTTCATTGGTCTGAAACTGAAGCTGCGGTATTGTAATTGTTACCCTTACAGCGTCTACATTGCGACCTGATGGGATTGTCACCGTAATTGGTGTGTCTTTGCGTACTGTTACATTGACTGGTATGGGATTGCCGATTCCGTCGCCTAGGGGGATATAGCTTTGAGTTTGCGGATCTTGCGTGCCGTAGCGATATTGCAGCGTATTGCCTTCTATCTTAAAGTTGTAGCTCCCGTCTGGATTTTGCAGCGGTGTGTTATTGAGGAAGACAGACTTAGCACCATCAACTAAGCCTTCAATTTCTCCCTCGCTAATCAAATCCAAAACAGAAGCGTATTGCCTCGACTCAAGACTGTCGCGTTCAGTTCTAGGCGTGCGTGCTTGACCACCGCCACCACCACCTTTGCCGCCGCCACCGCCGCCGCCTGCACCGTAAATCCTTGTCATCAGACCACCACCTGCTCAGTGTCGATACTGGCGCTGATCACAACAGATCCAACGATCGTCTCGCCGTAAACAATCGGCACTGGCACACCTTGTCGGCTGGTTTGCTGGATGCCGCTAAAGCTGTAACTCTTGCGTGGATCGTCCTGGCTGTCGTCGCCTTGGTTAATCCGTGGTGTTGGCGTCAAGAGTTGCGCGACGCCGCCGAGGACGAGAGTAACTCCGATACCGGCCAATACAGTGCTAACCGCAACAGGAGCGGCAAGACCAAGCAAGCCGATCGTTGCGCCGCCAGTAAAAAATGCGCCAGCAATTAAAAGCGCTCCAATAATAATTCTCCCGGTAGGACCACCCGCACCCGCAAGCACCGGCACAATTTTGATCTCCTGCTGTCCAGCAGGGTCGTGCAGCTCATCCAACATCAGGTCATAGTCGCCAACACTGACGCGATAGTGCTGCTCTGCCATGTGCGCTTCAAGTTTCGGGAAGTTGACCAGCAAAAACCGCACCGCTTCGGCGGCATTTGCTACATCAGCCTTGAACACGCGCCGCCCGACAAACTTGGCAAGGGGTCCGTACAGCTTGATCTTGCGCAACATGATCCGCCTCAGCCTCTACCCATAGTAAGGAAGCCGGGATGGCGCAGTCTACGTCCGGTGCATTTCTGTAGCCACCCACCTCCGCCGTACAGATCCCTGCTGCTAAGTCGCCCACGGATGTGATGCAGCACCATGCCATCGCCGACGTAAACACCGACATGATTCAAGCCCTTGCCCCTAATGTTCATAAGTAAAGCGTCGCCTTTTTGTAATGGCTCTTCGTCTTGTAGCAGCCTGAAGCCTGCGTCTTTCCAACAGCCATCAAACATGGGTGCAGCTTCAAATGCTTCCGGTGTTACCGGGCGCTCCCAATCCCGTAACTGCAAACCGTGCTCGGCATACCAGTCACGCGCCAAAGTCCAGCAATCGCTAATGCCCCATGCCCACTGCCGCCCGATCAATGGCGCTTTGTAACCCGATGGTTTGCACTCACCCCAGCCTTCTGTTTTGGGGTTGACGATGTACCACGGCAGACCGCTGGCTTCACATGCCATCAGATCCGGTTCGCTTGGTTGCGGCAGCGTTACGGGGTGTGAGTGGAACACAGCCACGATTTCACCTTCATCTTCCGCCGCCGCATAATCCTCGGGATCAAGAATGAACTGATCAATGCCAGAGCTGAGGTTGCGGCATGGTTTGTAGTGTTCACGCCCTTTAATGACGACCACCAAACCACAGGCTTCACGCGGGTCTTCCGCTTTGGCGTGTTCCAGTGCAGCAGTGCGCCAAGTCATGTGTAATACGTGCCAATGCCAGGGAAGGAACCAAAAGGTAGTTCATCGTTTTCTGCAAAATGATTTTTGCAGTCATCAAGCGTTTTGGCGCATGTTGGCAACGGACCGGTGTAGCTGCACTCAGTTGATTTGTACACCCATTGGCAGATATTGGCGATGCACTGCCGCCTTGGCGCTCTCACACCAGCCAGGTCAAATGATGCGGCAAGTTCAAACTCAACAACGTCGCGGGTTTCAATGACCTTGCGATCTATGTAGTAAATCTCACGCGGAAATTCAGCCGTTGGATCTGGCGTGCCAAAAGGATTGACGTTGCCCGGAAAATTCACTGCATCGAGATAACGCGCCAACGTGCGGATCCGTGTAACTTTTGCACCTTCTAGGCCACCCGGCAAGGATAATAGCAACGCACTAATTGTGCTGAAGATATTACTGACGCGAATTTTGGGGCGTGGCAGTTGCCCGTTGCCGTTGTATTCAAAGCCATCGGCTTCAAGCGGAAAGGCTAAATACTCGTTGCCGTTCCAAGTGATGTTGCCGTCGATCTTTCCATTGACGCCAGCATAAAAGCGCAGCAGATCATTTGTACCATGTTGTTCGGTGTTTAGCTGCAGCTCAAACAGCTCAATAATTGCGCCGGGTGCTGCCTCTTGTAATGCGGCGTGAGGTACGGTCATGGCTCAAACACCTGCCGGAATGTGGCTGTAATTTTGCTACGTCCGATTGTGTGATACTCCCTGTTCCAGCTAGGGCACACCCACTTCAAGGCTGTATTTGTATAAGGTGGTGTCCAAGTAAAGCTATCCGCGTCTGCTGCCCTCGCATCTAAAAACGTTTCAATGACATCTGCGTCAGCATCTTCAACGTCAAAAGTTAAAGACCACTCCTTTGGGTTTTGATTTAAGCCGAAAGTGACGCGCTGTTCGTAACCGTCACCAAATTTGGTAGTGCGGATACGCGGCTCGCTGCTCTTGCTTGCCGGATACAGCGGTTCGTAATCAGGGAAAGTAGCCATCAGACTGCCAACAAGCCTCCGGGACGCTTCTGTTTCACCAGCTCAGCTTGGACAGCAGCCGAGATGGCGCGTCCCAGTTGATTGCCTTGCTGGTCATTACCTTGGACGTTGGTGCCCTTCGCATCCACGTTAACCACAACGCTTACGTTGTCACCACCGCCAAGCTGGTTATTGGGGACGATGGAACCGGAACGACCGGGTACGAACAACTCGGGTCCGCGCTCACCCACCATGTAAGGCATACCGCCCGTGACGGGTCCGCCCTTGGCTCGTGGAGTTACACCCGCACCTTGCAAAAATGCCGCAGTGAAGCCTTCTCCTCCTGGCAAAGTAAACCCACCACCGGCAGCGGCGCCTGTTGCAGGACCAGTTGGGAACAGTTTGAGAACCGAATTAAGTATCGCTAACTGTATCCATTTGGCAATCATCTGAGCAGCCATATCAAGGAACTGATCCGCCACATTTTGGAAGAAGTTGGCAAGTGCTTCTTGGGCGGTCATCGTTCCAGAGACAATGCCTGTAAACGATTGACTAAACGCCTCTCCAATACCTTTAGCTGCTGTAGTTACCTGGTTAACAGGATCTAGCAATGTGTCTAGTTCGGCGCGTACGGCGTTTACTTCAGCAGTCAGTCCTTCAGCCGGCAAAAAGCTGACATTTGGATCAAATCCGATGGCGGCTGCACCTGCTAAGCCTCGTTCCTGTGCCGGAGAACCAGCACCTGCGCCGCGTCTAAATCTTTTTTGTGTCTCTTCGTTTAATAAAGCAGTGGCACCGAGCTGGGCATATAACTCTGCTGTTTGTTGCTTTTGTATGGTTAAAATCTCCTCTTCCTGCTTTAGTTCTGCTATAAGGATCTCTACAAAATGTCTGTCGGCGATGAGTACACGTTCCTCGTCACTCAAGGCT